GAAGACCGCATGAACCGAACCCACCTCCTAGTGGTTTTTGAGGACGGCCGCTCTGCCCGAAAGGGTAGGGTGGCCGCTTTTTTTTGACCACAGGAGCCATTGATGAGCATGCCGTGGTTCAGGTTGTATGCGGAGTTTGCCGGCGACCCCGTCGTGCAATCGCTCGCGTTCGAAGATCAGCGCCATTACATCGTCCTGCTTTGCCTGAAATGCGGGGGGCTGCTGGATCGGGTAATCGCACCCACCACGCGCCGCGAACAAATCATCGCTCGTGGTCTCGGGCTCGATCTGGCATCGGCCTCCGAAGCCAAGCGCCGCCTGCAAGAGGTCGGTTTAATCGACAAAAACTGGCAGCCGATGGCTTGGGACAAGCGTCAGTTTACGAGCGATGTTTCGACAAATCGTGTACGTAAGTACCGTGAAAGAAAGGAAAACGGAAACGTTACGGAAACGGATTTAGAGCGTTTCGGAAACGCACCAGATACAGAACAGATACAGAACAGAGCAGAACAGAAAACTACGTTAGCGTCGAGCGATAAAATCTCGCTCTCCGCCGACGGCCATTGGCAAAACATTTCCCCCGCGCAGCGCAATGCGTGGGGGAGAGCATATCCAGCCCTAAGCCTGGACGCGGAGCTCGCACGGGCCGCCTCGTGGATTCTGGCCAACCCCCAGAACCGCAAGAAAAACTACGCGCGTTTTCTCACGAACTGGCTGTCGCGAGCGCAAGACAAAGCGCCTCGCGTCAATGCCGGCCAATCACCCAAACCCGGAAAAATGCAGCGCGCCATCGACGCGCTGAGGAGGTCGCATGGAACCGCAACCGACGCTCCAGCTGCGCTTGACAGTGGAGCAGGAACTGCTGCGAATGCTGGCGCGCCAGCTCGACTACGCACCGACAGCTGATGAGCTGCCGTTTACGGTCCAGGTGATGACCGAGGATCTTTTGCAGCATGGCCTGCGTGATGCGGATGGTGCGCGGGTACAGGAGGCGTTTCGTAAGCTTGGACCCACGATTCAGCGCTGGCCGACAGCGCGTGCGGTGATCGAGGCCTTGCCCGTAAGACAGCAACCTCGCCAGGCGCTTCCTAAGCCATCCTCACCAGACAAAGCACATGCTGCTCTCGGCAGAATCAAGCTCGAATTTCATGGCCGGCGCTCGGTATTTCTGCCTGGAGAATCCTACGCAGACTATCTGGCGGCGGCCGCATCGAGCGGCAAAAGCAAATCCGCCTTCGACGCGGAGCGACTGAGCGCGCACGGCTGGAGCGCCGACCAGGAACGCCAGTACCAACGCCACGGAGAGCTGTGCTCGATGCGGCTGCGGGACGACGAACTGATCGCGGAATTGTCCAGACTCGAAGCAACCGATGATCCGGAGGCACGCGCCGAGCGCGAAGCCATCCAGTCAGAAGCCAACCCGTAACCAGGAGACCATCATGCAAACACACACCGAAACCAGCACCGGAAAGAAAAACGGCAAAGGCAAGACCACCGAGAAGGACAAACCGCAGGAGGGCGTCATCAAGCTGGATCCGTTGCGTGAATCGCTGCCCGAGTTGGAGCGGGCTTGCCAGCGCAAAATCGACGCTTCAGACGACTTCTCGAACGCCTGCGACGCTGTCGCGCTCAAGGCTGGACTCGATCCGGCCGTCGTCAAGAGCTACGTCACGGCGCGTGTGCGGGACAAGCTCGACGAGTACGAGAAGAAATCCACACAGCTCGCGCTGGTGTTCGAGGGAATCGAGGCGTGAACCTGCTGCAACTGTTTGGGTTTGCGCCCAAGCCGCGCATCGCACAGAAACACAAAAGCGCGAAGCACACGCCACACCAAGGCAAGCGCGAAAAGGAACGCCGGCGCATGGGCGGATTCCATCAACGGAGACGCGAAAACCCATGACCGGCCATGCCGTCCACCGCATGCACGAGAACTCGCTCGACGCCTACGGCGCCGAACGCGAGAAGCTCGGTCAGCGTGCGCAGGCGGTGCTGACTTGGGTGCGTGACCACGGTCCCGCGACCGATCGGGACATCATGCGCGGGCTCGGATTCACGGAACCAAACAGCGTCAGGCCCCGGTGCACGGAACTCGTCGATGCCGGGCTGTTGGTGGAAATCAGCAACCGGCGCTGCCCGGTCACGGGCAAAACGGTCCGCGTCGTGGATGTTCCACGTGGACCGGCGCAGATGGGATTGGCGCTATGACTTTGATCTGCCATGAACCGCGCTGGATTCATCGCATCGTACTGTGGGTCGCGATTTTGGCATTGGTTCTTGTGGCGGCCGCTCCGTGGGTTTTCGCCTGCGACTACACGCCGGCACCGGAAACCATACCACCGAAAATCGAGATCATGGCCGTATGACCGACATCGCCCTTTGCACCGGCGGAGACTGCGACCACAAGGAGCGTTGCGCGCGTTACACCATACCGTCGGTGAAATGGGAAAAGCAGGAGTGGCTGGCACAGCCGCCGTTTTATCACACGTCCGACGGTTGGACCTGTCCCGAGTACATCGAAAATCCGCCGCCCGCCGCATGATTGCCGAACGCCGATTCAGCCTGTTGAAAGACACCGATTGGCGGGACTTCCTCGAGTTCATTCTCGGGTTGCGCGACAAGGGCGCGCGCTGCGACGTGCGAGTGAAGCCGTGGCGCAAGAAGCGTAGCAATGAGGCGAACCGCTACTACTTCGGCGTGGTCGTGCGCACCTTGGCCCAGCATTGCGGCTACACCGAGGCCGAGATGCACGATGAAATCTTGGGCGCTTACGTCGGCTGGGAAACAAGAGAAGTGCGCGGCCATGTTCGTGAGTTCCCGCGCCGACGCACCACCAGCCCGGAGACGATGGACACGGTGGATTTTCAGGGGCTCATCATGACCGGGCAGCAGATCGCGGCCGAGCTCAACGTCACGTTGCCGGACCAGATTTCGGAGGCTGCTTGAACCACGATGTTTTCGCAGCCGTGTGCGCCCAGCAGTGGCCCGGGATGAAACGCGAGCACATCTTCGCGCCCCCGCGCAGATGGCGCTTCGACCTGGCGTGGCCTGAGCGCCGTGTGGCGTGCGAGGTCGAGGGCGGCGTGTGGATCCGGGGCCGGCACACGCGCGGCAAGGGCTACGAGGCCGATTGCGAGAAATACTCGACCGCCGCGGCCTACGGCTGGCGGGTGATTCGCGTGACGCCGGGCATGATCGCGAGCGGCAAGGCGTTGGCATTGCTCGGGCTTGCCTTCACGCCGGCGGGTGATGTTCTGCACGATTCGATATTTCTCAGGCAGCAAGCCGACTGATGCGCGTGGACGGGAAACGCCTATGCGATGAAAAACTCCAACAACGGGTACGGCGTCTCTTCCGCCGGGATCAGCCGATCGACTGGTTCCGGATTCTTGCCGACCTGCAGTACGCTGGCATCAATAACGCGGACGTGGCGCGGATTCTTGGCGTGCCGGAAAGCAATGTGCGCAACAACTGGAAGCATGGCGGACGGCCGAATTACGAGGACGGCGCCGCCCTGGTGAAGCTCCACCGCCTGGTCGTTACGCTCAAGCAGGAAAGACAGAAAAGCGACGCGGCGGCAATGACCGAACGCGTATAACCAACCCAGCGCGCGTGCGCATTTTCGCGAACCCCAACCCAAGCCGAGGAAAGTCACCATGCCCAAGCCGAGGAAAGTCACCATGCCAGGCGAAGATGCCGGCACCGATAACGTCGCGGAAACGACGGCCGTGGAAGAGACAGGCTCCACCGAATCAAACGTCGAAGAGGCCATTGCCGCTGCGCAAGGGGGCAATGCCCGCAAGATTGCCAAGCCACGCGCGGTGCCGCCGCCGGCGAAGCTTACCCGGCCCGATCCGGACCGGTCGACGAAGGCCGCGGTGAACACGAAGAAGCAGATGACATACGACGAGGCGATGAAGTTGCGCAACGCCGGTCAGCTCAAGAGCGCCGTGCTCACCGAGAATGGCTGGGTTCCGCCCAGTGACCGCGAACCGCCGGCTGGCACGAAGAACTGACCATGTGCAACGTCGGCGGGGTGTTCGAGAAGATACTGGGCGGTGGCGATGCACCGCCTCCGGTCGTCGTGCGGGAGTCGCCACTCGCTGACCAAGCCAAGGCTGATGCCGAGGCCGCATCCAAGGCGGCACAGGCCACGACCGCCCGCCGGCGTCGTGTCCGTGCAAGTTCGCTGCTTGCTACGGGTGGTGAAGGTGATACTTCCGCACCCCTGACGGCCCAGCCCTACGCCGCCGCCAAGCAAACGCTGGGGGGATGACATGGCTGCCGACGCGGTCAAGCTCCTCAAGCGCCTCGAGCAGCTCAAAACGCGCCGTAGCATCGTTGAGACGGAGTGGCGCGACTGTTACCGCTACACCTATCCGCTGCGTGGCGTAGGGCTTGAGACTTCCGGCAGCACTTCCTCTGACCCTGGGACGACAAACGCCTCGACGGCGCAATCCAACCAAGCCGACCTGCTCGACTCCACCGGCACGGATTCCGCGCGCACTCTGGCCGCTGCGTTGCAGGCGGGCCTAACGCCCTCCAATTCACGCTGGCCGTTGCTGGACGTCGCGGACCCTACGGACGAGGAGCGCCGCTGGCTGGACGAGGCGGCCGATACGGTCTGGGAAAATATCCATGCTTCCAACTTCGATGCCGTGGGCTTCGAGTGCATGCTCGACATGGTCAGTGCCGGCATGTTCCCGATGTTCGCGGACGAGGCGCCGGGCGGTGGCTACCGGTTCGAGGAGTGGCCGCTCGCCAGCACGTACTTCGCCGCCTCCGTGCCGGGCGGTCCGATCGATACCGCGTTCAACGAGTTCCCGCTCAGTGTCGAGCAGGCGGCGAAGGATTACGGTGTCGAGAAGCTTTCCGAGAAGACGCGCAAGCTGCTGGAAGACAAGCCCGACGAGATCATCCATTTCGTGCGCTGCGTCTACCCGCGCAATTCGAACACGCCGGCCGGCAAGTTCGCGCGCAACATGCCCATCGCCTCGGTCCATTTCGAGCGCGACACCCGGAAGGTGGTGCGGGAATCCGGCTACCACGAGATGCCGCTCATCGTGCCGCGCTGGAACCCGGTGCCGGGCTCGGCCTATGCCTTCGGTCCGGTGTCGGAGGCGAAGCCTGACCTGAAAACGCTGAACGAAACGGTCAAGTACGTCCTGGCGAACGCGGACCTGGCCGTGGCTGGCATGTGGGGTGCGGTGGACGACGGCGTGCTCAACCCGAAGACCGTGCGCGTCGGTCCACGCAAGGTCATCGTCATGGCCGAGCGGGACAACATGTGGCCGCTGGCGCCGGCCTCGAAGTTCGACATCGCCGTGCTCGAGATCGACCGCCTGCAGCGCAATATCCGCAAGGTCCTGATGGCCGACCAGCTGGAACCGCAGCAGAAGGCAGGCACACCGCCGACGGCCACCGAGATCGTGGTGCGTGTGGAATTGATTCGCCAGCTGCTCGGGCCGGTGTACGGCCGCATGCAGTCGGAGTACCTGCAGGCCCTGGTGCGCCGGTGCTTCGGCATCGCCTTCCGTGCCGGCGTGCTGGGACGCCCGCCGCGCTCGCTTGCGGGTCGCGAGATTTTCGTGCGCTACAACTCGCCGATCGCGCGCGCGCAGAAAGCCGTGGACGTGGCCGCCATGGACCGCTACGAGGCCTCGCTGGGAATGCAGGCACAGGCCGGCCTGACCGACGCGGTGGATATGTACGATTGGGACGAGTCGCGCCGGCTGCGCGCCGAATTGCTCGGCGTACCGGCGAAGCTCATCCCGGACCGCGACATCGTGAATGGAATCCGCAAGAACCGTGCTGATGCCCAAGCCAAAGCGGCGCAGACGCAGATGATGATGGACACGGCCGGCAAGATGGCAGTCAAAGCAGCCTGATGGACAAGTTCGAAATCGCCCGCCGGCGCGTGATCGAGCGCCTGGAACTCTCCAATGGACGCGGCCTCATCACCGCGCACGGCATCACCTTCCGCATCACCTACGACGACCTGCTCGACCTGGTGCAGGCCGTCGAGATGATCTCGCTCAAGTTGACGGGCAAAGTGCTGCATCCGAAGTTCCGGCCGACAGTCAAGAACCGTGCAGCGCTGGCCGTGACCCGCCTCGTGGGCGGCGATGTCTCGCTTTACGACGGGTCACAGGGACCGGCGCCGGTGGAATCTTCCACGCCCTGTGAGATTACCCAGGCGGACATCAAGACCCACTACCTGCTCGTGGAAATCCATGGCAACCGCTGGGACAACTGGTTCGGTCGGCTCGACGAGCTGGTGAAGTGCCTCTACATCATCGTCCGCGAGGCGCAGGGCGATCCCTACGTACCGAAGCTAAGTAGCGCGGTGCACGCGACTATCACGCCGGCGGTGGGCCATGCCTGAACAGGCGCTGGCGACACCAGAGGATTACGCAGCGACGTTCCAGGGTTTCAAACCCGGGCAGAAGGTGCTCTCAGACCTGCTGGGAAGGTTTCACGACCGCCGGATCCACGTGTCGGGCGGATTGGAGGCGCAGCGCGAAACCGAGAAGCGCGCGGCGCAGAAAGAAGTGATCTCGTTCATTTTGCAGCGACTGGGACAAATCGGAGGCGAAGACAATGTTTGAGCGATTGATGCGACTGTACGCATTCCAAGAAGAGGCGGGCGACAACAAAGGCGGTGGTGGTGCCGGTGCAGGTGGCGCACCCGCTGGTGGTGAGAGCGCGGACAAGGGCGGGGCCGCTGCGGGTGGAGACAAAGCTGGAGCGGCGGCTGCCAGCGCAGGTGGCGACAAGACACTGCTCGAACAGATTGGTGCGGGCGGCAAACCGGCAGCCGGTGGTGATGGCGCCAAGCCCGAAGACGGTGGGAACCTGTCGCCCGAACAGCGCGCGCTCCAGATCGCCGAGAAGGACACGCGACGTCCGAAGGACGTGCCGGCCAAATACTGGGATTCCGAGAAGGGCGAGGTTAACTATGCGGCGTGGGCAAAGAGCACCACCGAGCTTGAGACCCGCATGCGCACCTACGGCCTGCCGCCGAAGACGGCCGATGAGTACAAGTTCGACGTCCCGAAGGAACTGAAAGAGCACGGCGTGGACCTCGACCCGGCGCTCACCAAGGCGTTCCGCGACGAGGCGCACACGATGGGCCTCACGCAAAAGCAGTACGAGGGCGTGATGGGCGCTTACTTCAAGCACATCGCGAATCTGGCCGATCAGGTTTCGCAGTTCTCGCAGGAGAAGGCGCGCACCGACCTGCTCGCGTACTACAAGACCGAAGAAGCGCTGACCGAGAACGTCCGCAATGCTTTTCGGGTGTTTTCGTCGTTCGCCGACGAAAAGGACATGGGGCTCATCAACCAAATCGGCAACATCCCGGCCGTGATCCGTGTGCTGGCCAAGATTTGGCCAGAGATGCGCGAGGATCCGAACGTCAACCCGGACTCGATTCTGGAGGGCGAGACGCTGGGAAACCTCATGCGCGGCGGACCGGGCAAGGAGGATTCGCCGTACTGGAACAAGGCCGACCCGCGCCACAAGGCGACTGTGGCCAAGGTGCAGGCGTACCACGAGCGCCAGGCGTCCGCGCGCCGGAGAAAAGCCGGCTAGAAACGTCGCAAAAGCGTTGCGCGGTCGTTGTAGATTGTGCCTGTCCGTCGCTGAATAACCTCCACCGAGGCCGGCGGCGGGCAGGAAACCGAGGAACAACCGGCACGGCCGGCCCTCCGTCCAAGCGCCGCAGGACGCTAAACCGCGGGCAGTCGCAGTTCGGGCCCGTCGGCCTTCGGCTAAATGACGGCATAACCCGTGAAGAGTTGACCCTTAACTTTTTACGGAGAAACCGTCATGAGCTTTCAAGTAACCGAAGCGTTCGTGCAGCAGTTCAGCGCGAACTTTTACCACCTCGCGCAGCAGACGACATCGCGGTTCGAATCCCGCGTGCGCATCGAGTCTGGCATCGTTGGCGACTCGAAGAAGATAAATCGCATCGGCTCCACCGCAGCGCAAAAAAAGACCACGCGCCACGGTGACACGCCGCAGATCGAAACCCCGCACTCTACCCGCTGGATCGACCTGGACGACTACGAGTGGGCCGATCTGGTCGACGAACTCGACAAGAAGAAGATGCTGGCGAGCCCAGAATCGGACTACCTCAAGGCCGGTGTCGCGGCGATGAACCGCTCGAAGGACGACGTGATCTATGCCGCCGCGCGCGGCTCGGCTCGCACGTCCTCGGGCACCACGGCGCTGCCATCGGCGCAGAAGATCGCGCACGCCTCGGCCGGCCTCACCAAGGCCAAGCTGGTCACCGCGCGCAAGCTCTTCCGTGCCAACGAAGCTGACGAGGAGAACGGCGAGGAACTGTGCATCGCCTACGCCTCGGGCCAGCTCGAGGACCTGCTCAACGACACGAATCTGACCAGCCTCGAGTACAACACGGTCATGTCGCTCGTCGAGGGCAACCTCCCGACCGGCCGCAAGCTCCTGGGCTTCGTGCCGGTGCCCTATGAGCGCGTCTACAACGATGGCACCTCGGACTTCGTCGTGGCATGGGCGAAGTCGGGCGTGGCCCTCGGTGTCGGCGCGGAGATCATGACCCGCCTGACCGAACGCCCGGACAAGTCCTACGCCATGCAGCCTTACGCGCGCATGTCGATCGGCGCCGTCCGGGTCGAGGAGGCCAAGGTCGTCGAGATCGCGTGCAACTGATGAAGTGAACCGCGGGACCTAGCAGCCCCGCATCTTAAACGCTGGGTATGAGGCCCACAAAGGAGAAACATCATGGCTGTAGTCAACACCAAAGCAACTGTCGTCACCAATGGCGACGCCACGCCGGTCGATCTGTCCGCCGCCTATCTGATTCATGGTCGTGTACGAGAAGTCGTCGGCACGGCTGAAGCGGCGAACGGGGATTCGATCGGCTCCACCTACCGACTCGGTCGCGTGTGGTCCGGGAGTCGTATTTCACAGGTACTGCTCCTGTGCGATGCGATCACGACCTGCGCCGGCGACATCGGGTTGTACAAAACCGCCGCGGATGGCGGGGCTGTCGTCGACGCGGATTTCTTCGCCTCGGCGCAGTCGCTTGCCACCGCACTCACCGGAACCGATGTGACCCACGAATCCGGCGTCTTCGATGTGGCGAACATCGAGATCGGAAGAGCACACGTCTGAACTCCAGTCACCGATGTATCTCGTATGCCGTCTTCTGCTTGAAAAAAAAAA